TGGTAATGTTATGCTGGAGGTACCAGAAATGTATTTCCGTTTGGAGATCTCTGGCACTAAGTGGATCTATGCGATCTCTGAGTACCCTCTGCCTGGCTTTATCAAGCTGGAGCGTAAATCTATCGCTCCGTGGTTTTCAACGATTGACACAACAAACAGCGTGGCTGTATCAGGTTGTTTCCTTACCTGGGATGGTAACGAGATTGCCAGGGATGCTAACGGCATTGTGATCTGTACTCCTAATGCTGCTCAGTTCAGAGGTGGATCTGGAGCTTCTGATGCTTCAAAGGATGGCACCTATAACTCACAGCTCGGTATGGGGCGTACCTCTATCGCTAAGTCTGGTGTTAGACCGTACTGCAAGAACGGCACACACCACGGAGCCTACAGAGCCTACAACACTATCGCCTGGCTCCAGAGGATTGAGTATGCTTCACTCCATTGCCAGAACACATACACTGAAACACTCACAGCAGATGGTTTCCACCAGGGAGGACTTGGTGCTGGCTGTAGCGTGAATAGCGATCAGTGGAATACCTGGGGTGGTTACAAGCCTTTCGTGCCTGGTGGCGTTACTGCTGTTCTGGGTAACAACACTGGTAAGGTTTCCTACACGATCAAGGGCTGGACTGGTGGCGATAAGGTAGTACAGGTTACATCGTACAGAGGCTTTGAGGTGCCTTTTGAATATCTCTGGATGCTTGCTGATGATGTGCTGATCTATCACTCTCCAGATTCAGCAGAAGCCAGGAGTACAGCGTATGTGTGTGAGGATCCTGCTAAGTTTACCTCTCACTCAGATAGTGCTACAACCGTGCCTGATGGATATGTAGCTATCACAAATCTGCCTCGCTCCTCAGAGTATATCAAAACCTTTGGTATATCCACAAAGGGCTACTCGTTCCCAGATGCTATAGGTGGAAGCTCCAACAAGGGTGGCTGTGATTATTTCTATCACCCTGGAACAACAGCCTCTGGCTGGTATGGTGCCCTCCTGTCTGCTCATGCGTATGGTGGTGCGGCTGCGGGTTTCGGTTCTCTGCGTACGCATAATCGCTCCTCGGCTGCGGATGCGCCCCTTGGGTTCCGCTTGTGCCGTAATTAACGGACTGCAAAACTCAATGCACGGAGCAACGAAAAAATGTGTTGATTGAAATTCTTTGAAATAATGGGTTGTGGTGTTCAGGGGTGCCCTCCTGTCTGCTAATGCGAATAATGGTGCGAATGCGGGTTTCGGTTATCTGAATACGAATAATCGCTCCTCGAATGCGAATGCGAACATTGGGTTCCGCTTTTACCGTGGTTTTCCTTACAATAAGATATAGACTGTTGAACACCACAACCTTACCACACAGGGGCTATCGGTACGCTGGTAGCTGGTAAAATAATATAAGTTAGATCGGTGTGAGTAAGGTAATTGAAAGCTCCGTTTTAGACCAACGGCACATTATGAGTGGAAAGTATTGCACATATCAGGACATAAAAGGTATATATTCTGATTACGATGATTGCGGTTATTACATAGGAGATACAGGTAAATTCTATGATTCACCAGGCAAGAAAGTAAAGAATATCTATCACCTGTTATACAGTAATGAAAATCTGTGTAAGGCTCAATACAACGCTCAGAAAGGCAAAGGTGATCGCACTGAAATAAGAAAATTCAATGAGAATCTTCTGGAGAATCTGGATGATCTCTACTGGATGCTCAGGAATGAAACTTATACACCTGGAGAGTACAGGGTAAAGGTGATTAAAGATCCTAAGGAAAGGGTGATTATGATAGCTCCTTTCTATCCTGATAGGATTGTTCACCACTGTATTATCAATGTGATGGGGCGATACTGGACTAACCTGTTTATCGGAAACACATACGCCTGTATCAAGGGGCGTGGTATTCACAAATGTATGGAGGATGTGCATACTGCTCTGATAACGGATAGGAAAGGAACACGCTACTGCCTAAAGATTGACATAAGAAAGTTCTATGATAATGTAGATCACTCGGCACTGAAAAAGATCATACGCTATGGCATAGCTGATGAGCAACTGCTGAGGCTGTTGGATAAGATTATAGATAGTAACGGTAAAGAAAAGGGTTTGCCTATCGGAAACTTTACCAGTCAATACCTGGCTAACCTCTACCTGGCATATTTTGATCACTGGGTTAAGGAGGAGCTGAGTAAGATTGTGATGGCAAAGTATGGGGTTAAGTTCTACTATTTCCGATATATGGATGATATGGTGATGCTATGCGAAAGCAAGGAGGCACTGCATTTTATCCTGGATATGATGGGGCTTTATCTGGCTGCTGAGCTGAAAGTGGAGATAAAACCGAACTGGCAGATCTTCCCTGTTGATGCTCGTAGTATTGATTATGTAGGTTTTGTGCAAAATCACTATGGGATCCTGCTGAGGAAAGGTATTCTAAAGCGATTCTATATAAAGCTCAAAAAGGTACAGAAACAATATGAGATCAACGATGAAACAGCGATTAAACACCTCTTTCCATCTGAATATGGCTGGATAATCAGATGCTCGGAGGAACATAGTAAATTCATATTTAATAATTGTATAAACAATGGAAAGAAATGCTTTGACTACAGGGCTGTTGGCTAAGGAAACGCCAGCCGTTATTGATAATCTGAACAACGGACAGGGTACATTCCTGTACAACCACAACATTACCACAGTGCTTGTTAAGGAGGATGAGCACGGAGGTATTGAGATCGTAACCGATGAGAAAGAGGCTACTGGCACTATGGTACAGTATGACAGCCTCAGAGTAGAGTACCCAAAGACTGCTGATAACATTTTCGGCACGCTGCTCACTGCAAAATACCCAGCTAAGACTGAGAGCAAGCTGGTGAATGAGTACCAGAGTGCAGAGCTTGGTTTGCTCCCTGAGGATGCTAAGATCCCTTATCAGGAGTTCCTGAAAGATCGCCTGGCTATCCGTGCTATGGTGGATGCCGATTGTGAAACCTATAACATTCCAACGGATCTATGATTGAGGATTTTGTAGAAGAAAATGAAACCTCCAACGATCTGTTTGATTGTGAGTACACCTCTGTAGATGCTGTTATCAATGAGGTAACAGTGTTTACAGGGTGGACTGAGCGACAAACGGAGAATGGGCTAAGAACACTCATAGCCTATGGAGAGGGGCACAACCGATCAGCATTCTACACCGACAGCAAAAAGCTGAAAGAGGTAGTAGCTAACCCAGCCAGGAAATTTCCTTTCCGTGCTGTGATTAAGGTTGTCTGCTATGGTACTATGTACGGTTTCAAATTCTTTTCTCCTAACACTCCGATCACCCAGGAGGATAAAGAGAATTTTGATTTCTACAAGCGAAGCAAAAACAGGAGGAGCAGATAATGGAAAATGTATCTAATGTAACAGAGATAGCCAGAGGTATCGGAGATGTAGGTATGATGGCTATTACAGCAGCTTTTTTCCTTTTGCTGGCTGGTGGGCTTATGGTGGCTTGCTTCAAGTGGTTTAAGTCTATTATTAACGGTATGATTACCGATAATAAGCAGCTTATGACAGATCTGCTGGATGAAACGAAACGCCAGAATGAGCAGCTTACCGATATTTCGGAGGGCTTACGACCAGAAACCCAGCTCAGGATAAAGAACACCTCAGGAATCTATTTTGATTTCGCTGTAGAAAAGGTATGCCGTATTATTAAAAAGGTAAGGGAGGAAAACCATATCATTGATAGGGAGGCTACCAAAGCTAAGATCCGTACACTGCTGATAAACCTACACGAAGATCGTAACAGCCGATTTGACTACTACACCTACAGGGGAAAACGCCTAACCAGCTACACCTCTCCTGTGTGGATAGACTGGGTGGAGGAGGTTGTGATCAAAGAGGTTTATGCCGAAACTGCTAACAACAGCAGAGCATATACCAATGTGTCTGCTGTATATGAGAGAATCAAACTTGACTTTTACCACAAAATGATTGAGTAATGAAAATACTTATAGACAATGGGCATGGTGAGAATACACCAGG